TCCACAAGAAAATTTATTTTCAACACTTTATAATCAACTGATGGCAAACTGGGGAGACCATCCATCAAATGTAGAAGGAGATATAAATTTAACAGAAAAACAAATGCAGTATGTTGAATCATGTTTTGCTGGTAAAACATTGCAACAGGCTCTTGAATTAATAGCATTTGCTTTTACCATTGATGGCGTATCAAGAGCTTGTACCCATCAATTAGTCAGAACACGAATCGGTTGCGCAGTTATGCAGCACGGTGGTCGAGACAATGATTGGCGGCATAGACGATGGACAATGCCAGAGACTATTCGCCGCGCATGTGTTCGAATCCCAGGAGGTGAAGACAATGTTTCTCCTGAGGAACAACCCTATGAAACATGTGTCGATAACCTGGAACCTCTGCACAATTATATAGCCGCATCTGGTAATGTGACTCTAATGGGGTCTATTGAAAACCATATAGATGCTGGTAAGAATCTGTATGCAGCGCTCGTTGATGCAGGCATTCCATGGCAGGACGCACGACGGTTGCTCCCTATTGGGACTCAGACGTATATTCATATTTCGTACACGTACCCAGCATTACGAGGGGTTTTATCTAATAGGCTAGAACATGTTATGGATTGGGAGATTAACTGTGTGGCGCAGTTAATGTTACGAGAAATTAAAATGAAGTGCCCTGACATGTTATCCAGATATTTGGGATCACATAGTGACAGGGCGAAACGAGCCGTATTTTCTCAATTAGAATCTTGGCCCCCTGACATGAAATGGCCTTCGGATAAAAATGAAGATGATGTTAAACGAACTCATCGAAGGCGTCAAAATCCATTTTGGATTTTAGATCCAGAGAGTATGGAAGGTAAGAAACCCATTCTGTGGATTAAGACCAATGGATACTATCCTAAAAATTTGCGTCCCAAAAAATAGAATCTGGACAATGAATGTACCGATTACAACAAAGACTTCAGAAACAATGACGTTCATCAATGTCGAAGGAGATAATACATGGCTGTGGTTAGAAAACAAAGACCAGAAATGAAAGCTGCATCGTCTACCAGTAAACAGTATCCATCTAATTATGAACTTCCTACAGAACGATCTGTTCCTAAAACGTCTATTGGGGACTATATCATTTTGTTGTTTGGGGAAAAGAAAATAGGCAAAACAATGTTATCAGCGCAATTTCCTGATACATTTCATGCTATGTGGGAGCCGGGAGGGAAAGCTTTAGAAATTTATCAAACAGAATTTGCTGATTGGGAAACCTTTAAACGAGCGGTTACAAAGCTGCGATCTGATAAACGATTTAAGACAATAGTCATTGATACCGTAGATTTGGCATTTAAAGCTGCAGATGCTTATGCTTGTGCAAAATTGGCTATCGATGATCCCGCTGATGAAGAATGGGGAAAAGGATGGAGGGCCATTCGGAAAGAATTTGAACGACAGATCCATCGTCTGATATCTGCGGGGAAAGGCGTCATTTTTATTTCCCATGCAGTAGAACGTGAAATTAAAACTCGTCGTGGATCAAGCAGCCACCGTCTTGTCAGTACAATGCCACGGCAAGCATCTGAAATCATTGAAGGATTAGTGGATGTGTGGGCGTGTTTTTCTTATGATGGAGATCAACGAGTCTTAATTATTGGTGGTGATGAGGATGTGTCGGCTGGCCATCGTCTAGATAATCGGTTCAGATGGAAGGGAAGCGCAATTCGAAAAATTGCCATGGGAGATTCTGCAGAAGAAGGATATCAGAATTTTGTGGATGCTTTCAATAATGACTATAATCCCCAATCAGATAATAAAGGAGAAAAGACTGTTATTAAGAAAAAGTTGAAGAGGCGTTCATGAAATTTCAATCAAAACGACAAGGTCATAACTATGCTGTTATGATTCCCACCAAAGGAAGGTCAGACCGAATTATAAAAGGATTTCGGAAAATGACTTTCTTGAATGATGATCGAGTATATGTTGGAATTGAACATCGAGAGGTCGAGGATTACAAAACCTTTATAAATGAAAATCCTTTGGTGAATTATGTATTCTATCACAACCCCGAAGGATCAGTATCGTTTGCTCGACAACAATTGAAATGTTCTGCAGACATGAATCTCGGTCATAGGAAATACATATTCACTGATGATAATGCGGTGTTTACGGAATCATCTCTCCATGCATTGCTGGATGCACACAGCGATTGTACGACTAATAAAATGCCTTGTGTCATGGCTGGTGCTCATTCAACATCAGAACATTTTGACCGTAATAGACGAAAGTTAATGGAAACGCATAGAACAACCCGTTCCTATCCACAACCTTCTATGATTTTCTATTGTGTGTCACAACGTCTGTGCAGGGATTATATATTTCCTCATGATACATTTGGACTTGATGATAGACATTTTTTCTTGTGGTTAATGTCGAAAGGAGTTCGAAATTTTAGAGTGTGTCCTGATGCCCCGTATACAAAATCTCGATACCAAAAAGGAGGGCAAGGTACTATAGAGGAACGGATGTCGAAATGCGGTAGAGCAATAGAGAAAATATCGAGAGATTTTCCTAAATGGGCAGGATCGTCAGGAACGTTGCGGCTACCGTGGCAATTAATCCTTGACACATTGTCAGGGAAAACCCCTGATCGATTGGCTGGTGGTGCGATGCGATCAGAAACTCAATTATCTATAGATGGAGAGAACGATGGATCAAAAACTAAAAAATAAATTAAAGAAAGCTCAAGACAGCTGGGTCAGCGCACGGTCACGAGCCAATGAAAGTACCGGATTTACAGAAGTACCGGACGGTCGGTATCTGGCGCATTTAACTGCTGCACAAATCGGTGAATCTAAATCATCCGGTCGTCTACAAATTCAATGGACATGGACTGTTGCTGATGGCGAATTTGAAGGCGATACAAAATTAGATTTTGATGGATTGGAAACTGAAGATAATTTGGTTTTCCTGGGACGTAAATTGGCCCGCTTTGGATATGAATTGCCTGAAGATATTACGGCAATAGCCGATATTCTCGAAGAATTAATTGAGAAACGACCGCTGGCACGTATTCGATTGAAAACCCGAGGAGAATTCCAGAACGTATATGTAGATAAAATTATGCGGTCTGTGGACAACGATGAAGATGATGATGAGTCCAGCAGCGATGATGTGGGGTCTGATGAAGATGCAGAAGATACAGACGGTGGTGAAGTAGAAAAACCTGCTGATGAACCTGATGAAGAGGAATCAGAGACGGAAGAGGAATCAGAGACGGAAGAGGATGAACAAGAAGTAGAAGTCGGTATGCGTGTGATTGCATCTACTAAAAAAGGTGATTCCCCTGGAGAAATTATCGAAATTATCGAGAACGAGGGGAAGGTCAGAGTTCATTTGGATGAAGGTCGGACGGTCAGAATATCAGTCGATAAATTAGAGGCCGAATCCATCCAGCAGCCACCTGCAAAATCCCGCAAACGTCCTAAGAATCGTTCTTAAGGGCATCCATCCATGGGGGGGCATCGTGGTATGCCCCCCCACCTGTAGTTACCTTATAATCCCCCTTAGGGGGCTGTATTTGGGGTGTTAGGAACGGTGTCCGATATGGATAAACCCAAAGACGGTAAAAGAAAACGGGTGAATACAAAAGCACGCGATGGAACTTTAAAACATAAGAACCCTACTGAATATAATATGGCTCTGATAAGAGAAGAGGGTGTTAAAGCTGAATTAAAAAAAATACCTCGTTACTGCAATCCGTGGATAGGGGATCGAGCACGAATATGGACTCTTGGATGGAACAAATCTCATGGGTATTGCAGAAAATGCCCGCTGTGCATGGTAGGCAATAAAAAAATACGAGATATTGATGATAAAAAAGAATTTAAAAAAAGACGCAGATAAAGGTTACAGATGGCTCTTTAAACCTATTTCCTGGAGAGTCTATGACGGGGATACTCTTCTCGATTTGGTTTTAGATCTTGGCTTTGGAATTAGAATAAAAATAAAGTCCAGATTGAAAGGAATCAATGCTCCTGAAGTTCGAGGCTCAGAAAGGAAAAAAGGATTAAAGACCAAACTTTTTTTGGGACATGCGATTGAAAAAGCTTTCCTCAGTCAGCAACTTTTAATCGAAAGTCATCGGGACCAAGGGAAGTACGGAAGATGGTTAATCACTGTTTGGGATGGGGATATAAATTTAAACGAATTGATGGTAGAAAAAGGTTTGGCCGAATTTAAGG